AGGACAGAGACGACGCAGTAAACAACGATCTTATGAAGGAGCAACATTCAAGTATGCCGATCAATAGTGATAGGCAGACTCGTGTAACTTTTGGTGGTACGAAGAAATAATTTCTTTGTGATATCAAGATACATATAACATTAACCCGTAAATCTGCGGATAGTAGATTTACTAAAGGAGAAAAAACATGGCAAACAAAGACTCTGCTTTCGGACTGAGAGCAATAGGAAAAGTTGGTCAGAATAGAGACAACCAAGGGTTAAGTGAATATGGTATTGCAGCAAGTTCAACTGCGATTTACCAAGGTGATCCCATAATGATGGCAGCCACTGGTAAAATCATAGTAGGAACAGCAGCTGCAGTATTGTTAGGTTCACTTAATGGTGTTTTCTTTACTGATGCAACTACAGGTAAGCCAACGTATGCAAATCACCTTAACGGTTCTAACACTGCCTCAGACATTGTTGGATTCGTAAGTGATGACCCATATGAAAGGTTTGAGATCCAATCGGACGCTGCATTAACAGCAGCAGAAGTAGGACTTAACGCGGATATAGTTTATGCAGCTGGTTCAACACCAAACTTCATATCTAAAGTGGAATTAGATCATTCTGATCTTAAAACTGCGATCGCACAACTAAGAGTGATCGGGATCTCAAAAGATCCAGAAAATAACGAAGCGGGCGCAGCAGATGTGAACGCAGTAGTTATTATCAACGAACACTTCTTGAAAGGAACGGTAGGTATATAATTATGGCTATAAGTAGAGGACAACTAGTTAAAGAACTAGAGCCAGGTTTGAATGCACTATTCGGACTGGAATATAAAAGATATGAAAATCAGCATGCTGAAATTTTCGACACAGAAAACAGTGACAGAGCTTTTGAAGAAGAAGTAATGTTATCTGGTTTCGCAAATGCTCAAGTTAAACCTGAAGGTTCAGGCGTGACTTTTGACAATGCACAAGAAACTTTCACTGCTAGATATTCGCATGAGACAATTGCTCTTGCGTTCGCGATTACTGAAGAAGCAATCGAGGACAATTTGTACGACAGACTTGCGTCTAGATATACAAAAGCATTAGCAAGATCGATGGCAAACACTAAGCAAGTTAGAGCTGCAAATGTATTAAACAATGCATTTAACGCAGGCTTTGCTGGTGGTGATGGTGTGGAGCTTTGTGCTACAAACCACCCAACGATAGCTGGAACTTTCTCAAATGAATTAGCGACATCAGCTGATCTTAACGAAACATCGTTAGAGCAGTCTTTAATTGATATCGCGGCGTTCACTGATGAGAGAGGTCTTAAAGTTGCAGCAAGAGGAGTAAAAATGATTATTCCTTCTGAGCTACAATTTACTGCTGAAAGACTGATGAAGTCTGCAGGTAGAGTTGGAACAGCTGATAATGATATCAACGCAATCAATTCAATGGGGATGATTCCTCAAGGTTATGTAGTGAACAACTACTTAACTGACACTGATGCGTATTTTATCAAAACAGATGTACCTAACGGAATGAAAATGTTCGTTAGATCTCCAATTAAGACAGCTATGGAAGGTGACTTCGATACTGGTAACGTTAGATACAAAGCTAGAGAGAGATATTCATTTGGATTCTCAGACCCTAGAGGTATCTTTGGTTCACCTGGTGCGTAATCACTAGATTAACTGAATAACTAAGGGCGGCTCTTGTAGCCGCCCTTTTTTTATGTTAGAAAGATAAAACCCAATGAAAACATTCCTAATAAATATTCGAGCATATGGCTATCATGCGCGTTTTGAGATGAAATCTCAAGATGAAGATAAAGCCTTTGAAGATGCACTAGTTGACAAACTAGGACAAAAAGATATAGTATGGGAAAAAGATGGATTTACAAGTAAATCTAAATTGTGGTTAACCTATGAGGAGGTTATAAATGACGAACGTTCAAGGCCTTTACACGGAGAAGAGAAGTCTAGAACTGAAGTGGTCGCAGCACTATAATCAAGAGAAAAGATATACTCTTGATATGGTGAGAATTGATGACAAAATAAGACAAGTTATCAGTCATATTAAATTAGCTGAAGCACATGCTGCTCATCAGACTAATAAAATAGAAGATGCTGCACCCAACGTTTCTGTAGCTACGTAACAAAAGCTACATCGCTGAAATCGCACTTTCTAATAAGGCTCTCTTGCACTTTTAACAAAACTAAGCTATAAATTACACACCATACATAAAAATAAACAAAGTAAATGTAGACGCGTATGGTCGACATCCCTAGGGACTACATTTATGTATTCTAGGAGGAATATAACATGGCACAAACTACTTTTTCGGGACCAATACTAGCCGGTGGTATTAAAAATACTACAGGTATTGTTGTTGGAGAAAATGTTAAAAACACGGGTCAAGTTTTAATGGCTCAATCGTTTTCGTTCACGTTTGCAACTGAAGGCGCAGCGACGGACACAAACGTAGTAATCCCAGCTAACTCTCAAATCGTAAGAATCGATGTTAACGTAGAAACTGCGTTTAACGATTCAGGAGCGGATATACTTGAGGTTGGATCATCTGCTGACACAGACTTATACGTTAATGACGTAAATGTTGCAGCAGTTGGTAAAATAGCTTTAGGAACAGCTGCACTTTGTGCAAACTGGAAAGACATTGGAACTTCTGATATTAGAATCGGTTTCATCTATAATGGTGCAAACGATGATGCTTCAGCGGGTGCTGCTACAGTAACTATTAGTTATTTGCAGAACAATAATCTTTCATAATAGATAATTAGTGTGGGGTTTCGGCCCCATACTTAAAATAAATTAGGAGAAAAAATATGTCAGGCGGATCATTTTCAAGCGACCAAACAACCTTAACCATGGCTGTAATTGGAGCAGATACTTTAGCAAGAGCAGGTAGAGCTAGAATTACTTCTATTCAAGCAAAAGGAATAGCAAGTTCTAAATTAGAATTACATGACGCAGCAACTACAGGAGCAGCTGGAGCAGGTAATTTAGTAGCTACTTATAATTTCGGAACAGAAGGACTAGAAGTTTATGTTCCAGGTTCAGGGATTTTATTCAAAGAAGGTATTGTTTACGAATTAACTGGTGCAGGCGGAAGTGCTACTGTAACTATTACAGGAGCGTAGGCTCATGGCTAACACTACTTCAGGAACAACAACTTTCGACAAAACTTTTGCTATTGATGAAATAATAGAAGAGTCCTATGAAAGATTAGGTATGCAAGGTGTATCTGGCAATCAATTAAGATCTGCTAGACGTTCCTTAAATATAATGTTTCAAGAATGGGGAAATAGAGGTCTTCATTATTGGGAAGTAGCAAATAATAATTTAACATTAGTTAACAATCAAGCTGTCTATACTATGTTTAGAGCAACATCAGATGGAACATCAGATGCTACAGCTATATATGGAGTTGATGATGTACTAGAAGCTTCTTACAGAAATGCTTCTAATGTTGATTCACCTTTAACAAAAGTTAATAGATCTACTTATCAAGCTTTAGCTAATAAAACATCTACAGGAGCACCCTCTCAATATTTTGTTCAAAGATTTATTGATAGAGTAACAATTACTTTATATCTAACTCCTGGAAGTTCAGAAGCAGGTAATACAATTAATTATTATTACGTAAAAAGAATTCAAGATGTTGGTGATTACACTAACGCAACAGATGTACCTTATAGATTTGTTCCATGTATGGCTGCAGGACTAGCTTATTATTTATCGCAAAAATTTAAACCTGAATTAACTCAACAAATGAAATTATTTTATGAAGATGAGTTAAATAGGGCTTTGACTGAAGATGGCTCTTCTTCAAGTTCTTTTATAACTCCAAAAACATATTATCCAAATGTCTAATTTTGCAAAAGGAAAATACGCACAATTTATATCTGATCGTTCTGGTATGGCTTTTCCTTATTCAGAAATGGTAGTAGAATGGAATGGATCTAGAGTGCATACTTCTGAATTTGAACCAAAACAACCACAATTAGATCCTAGACCTCATGGAGGCGAT